GATATTAGCTTATGAGCTTCTTGGAAAGTAAGTTCTCCTTTCTTCGCAAAGCCATAAAGACAACCTACGATTTGTTTTTGGTAAGCCCATTTATCTTTGGCAGGTTTATTCTTCGAGAATTTAAAAGAGATAGCTCTTATCTGTCCATAAGAAGCAGGCTCTTGTAAACGCTCATCGTCTACTTTATTAATATCAAAAGTTGTATCCATAATATACCTCCTTAGGTTTATTGGATTTTTAAGTTAAGCAAATCAATATAACTTTGAAGTGCCATAAAATCAGATGAATTTTCACATCTGAGTTTTTTAACACGAAGTCCAGATGACAAATAAGTGTCAAGATGAACTTCTGCATTAAATCTGTTATAAGCTTCGTCTGCGTGGTGAAACTCTAAAGTTTCATCGTTGTTGAAGGTTATTAATATACTCATAATTTTCTCCTGTTTTTTGTGAGTCTCACAAGCCTGACGGGCTCACAAAAAGGTAAAGGAGAAAAGCTATGTAAGTATATCAATTGACCGCACAAGAACGATAGAAAGTTCTTGGGTTTCACAAGCAGACACAAGATTCAGATTTAAGGTTGATTAGTTCATCACACTTATTTGACCTTTAAGATTCGTGTAACTCAGATGTGAAAAGGCAGCTAGACTTTTATGAGTACTTTAATGGGATATTAGATTTGCTAGCTTAAAAAGACGATGAAGATAAGGTGAATATATTATGAGATACTCTTTTGTCCTTATATTGTAGACGCTCGTTTACGTCTGCTACTGAAAAATCTGCCAAGTCTTTGAAATCTTTAAAGTTTGTGAAGTTAATGTTTATAATATAAACACTTAAGACTTCACAAACTTTGTAAACTAGAAAGTCTTGGCAGATTTTATGGACAGAACTATCTCTTAAATTCTCATCAACCTGACCATACTTGGGATTACATACAAATCTAGGTTGTCTCCTGCTTTGCACTGTAAAGTCTACTTAGTTTTCTAAAGATCAAAGCTAATATCTACCTTACAGTCTTTACCGACTACAAAGATGCTATAGTTTGCACAGTATCTTACTCCTTTTGATAATCTATTTGAGTTGAGGAGCTGGTAGGCTTTAAAGAGTCTGCCATCCATAAAGGTCTAAGAGTACCCTGCAGGAGACCAACCACCCTCCATCCATACTATATGTAGTGATCGAATGTTTTAAGGGAAATGGGTTGTAAACTAGAATAAGTCGGGCTATTAAGACTAATAGAGCTGGTGGGAATCCTATAGGTCTAACCTGCCTACCGGACAAGCCTCATTATACAGTTGAGAGAGAGTTCTGTCAAGTCTTTTCTTGACTTTTTAGCATACGACTGTATACTAGTTTACATGGAAAGTATATTACCAAGTCTTTCAAAACCTAGAGAACTTACGGATAAACAACAACTCTTTCTTGACAGTCTAGTAGAAACACAAGGAGACCCTAAGAAGGCAGCAGATATAGCTGGTTATACAGGACACTACCAAGTCTCAAAAGCTTTAAAGAATGAAGTGTTGGAACTAACTAAGGATGTCTTAGCTCACAATGCTCCTAAAGCAGCTTTCAAACTTTTAGAGATCATGGAGTCTGATAGACCTATACCGCAAGCAAACAATAAGATTGTAGCTGCTCAGTCGGTTCTGGATAGAGTAGGAGTTTCCAAGACTGAGAAGTTAGATGTTAACCATCAAGTCTCAGCAGGAATATTCTTAATGCCGGATAAGAAACCGATAGAAGCTGAAGCAGAGGATGTAGAATACGATGAAACTTAAGCTAGGAACTTTTGAATATGTAATAATTATAACTACATCTTCTTATTTATTTGGCTTATTATTTCTATTGTTAAATAGAATAACTCTCTTTTAACATGGCAGATAAGACTACAATAATAAACATTGATGGTGATAATGAAAATGAGAAACAAGAATTACCAACTTGGTATAACTATGCAGAGGGCTTTGACAAATGGCGAGTCTTTCCAAGACTATTAATTGCTCTGTATGGATTAGCTTTTTACAGAACTACGGAATGGTTTATGGCAATGCCTGATCCTACTAATGCTCAAAGTGCTTTTGTATCAGTAATCGTAGGAGCAGGAGCTGGCTGGTTTGCCGTCTATGTAGGCAGAGGAAGTAAATAATGGCGTATTCACAACAAGTATTAGATAGATTTGCAAGTGTTCTCAAGGAACCGAAGAAACATTCAGTAGGTAGGTTTGATCCTGATGATGCTAGTGTAGCAACAGGCATGGTTGGTGCTCCCTCATGTGGAGATGTCATGCGACTGCAGTTAAAACTTAAAGGAGATTTAATAAAGGATGTTAAGTTTAAAACCTATGGCTGTGGTTCTGCTATTGCATCGAGTACTCTATTTGTAGATATGCTAAAGGGGAAGACAGTTGAGGAAGCTAAACAAATTAAAGACAAGGATATCGCAACAGCCTTAGAACTACCACCAATTAAACTTCATTGTAGTGTCTTAGCTGAAGCCAGTATTAGGAAAGCTATAGAAGATTGGGAAACTAAACATGAGTAAGATACCTACTTGGGCTATAACTGGATTAATCTGGATAATTGGAGGTGTTGGTATGTATTTCTTATTATTTAGTTGTAGTGTTTATCAACCATTAGACGGATTATGTTATACAGATAGAACCGGAACTTATGTATGTCCAGTATAAAAATGAATAAAAAACAAGAAGTAGCAGATAAAGAAGCAGATAAGATTTTAACTACACAAGTTTTTCCTAGTTATTTATTTAAGGAAGGAGAAAAATGGACTCATGTAGATAAGGTAGGTAATATCTGGTATGAAGATATAAAAACTACATATTCTGAACAGATGCAAGACGAACTTGAACCAATATTTAAAAAATGATACCTGAAGGCTATATTAAAAGGAGAACATCAACTATCCCTTACGGGTATGAGTTAGATGCAGAGACAGAAGGCTATCTTAAACCTATCCCTACACAGATTCATGCTTTAGATGTAGTGTCTGAAATGGTACATGGTGATGAAATAAGCCTAGCAGTAGCTGTAGATTGGCTTGAAGCGAGTACAAATAGAAGCATGTCTCGCATGGGATTAAAGAAACATATAGATAAAAAGTATGACGGAAGAAAAGAAGATATCGGAAATAAATTCGAATCTTTACTTGACAGATTCTAAAGGTGACCCTATACTTAATAAGGATGGTACGCCTCGTAAGAAGAGTGGTAGACCTAAAGGTTCTAAATCAGCTTATCATTTTACTAAGCAGAACCAAAAGAAAATTACTGCAAGGCAAGCTTTAAAACGTAAAAGGAATACAGTTGAAAAACTCGAAAAGAAATTACGCTCCAAAAAGCAAACACTCAAACAACAAGAGACCACAGTCAAAAAGTTTGAGAGTGCATCGGATGAACAGACAGTATCAAAACAGGGGAAGGTAGTAACGGAGACTGAAGTTAGCTCCCTACCTGATTCAGTACAACAACATCTTGATGCAACAAATTCCTTCGTGGCATTTATGCCGAATGAAGGTCCACAGACCGACTTCTTAGCAGCAGGTGAAAAGGATGTCCTTTACGGAGGTGCAGCCGGAGGTGGTAAAAGTTTTGCCATGTTGATAGACCCTTTAAGGAACTGTCACATGAAAGGACATAGAGCTTTAATACTTAGAAGGTCTATGCCAGAGTTGAGAGAACTCATAGATAAGAGCAGAGAATTATATCCAAGAGCTTTTCCCGGAACTAAGTTTAGAGAAGTGGAAAAGATTTGGAATTTTCCAAGTGGTGCAAAGATAGAATTTGGCTTCTTGGAAAAAGATGCAGATGTATATAGGTATCAAGGACAAGCGTATAGTTGGATAGGTTTTGACGAAATCACCCACCTACCTACCGAGTTCGGTTGGAATTACTTAGCGTCTCGACTAAGAACAACCGATCCAAAGATCAAGACCTATCTACGCTGTACGGCAAATCCCGGTGGTGTAGGTGCTCACTGGGTGAGGAAAAGATATTTAGAACCAACAGACCCTAACAAATCTTTTATAGGGGAAGATGGTTTAACCAGAAAGTTTATTCCGGCTAGATTAATGGATAATCCATATCTAGCACAAGATGGTGAGTATGAGCGTATGCTCCTTTCACTACCTCCAATCCAACGAAAACAACTATTAGAAGGCAATTGGGAGGTTAATGAAGGTGCTGCGTTTGTAGAGTTTGATCCATCTGTACATGTAGTTACTCCTTTTGAACTGCCCTTACATTGGGAGAGAGTAAAAGGAATTGACTATGGTTATGCTTCGGAAAGCTGTTGCCTATGGGCTGCTGTTGATCCACAAGATAAGACTCTCATTATATATAGAGAATTATACAAAAAAGGTCTTACAGGGGAGGCACTAGGGCAAATGATTACTGAATATGAACAACAAGAGTATCGTTCAGTTCCCGGAGTATTAGATACTTCGGCATGGGCAAGGACAGGTTATACTGGTCCTACCATAGGTGAAGCATTAACAAAGTCTGGTCATAAATTAAGACGAGCCGATAAAAATAGAATAGCAGGTAAAGTGCAGATACACGAATATTTAAAACAACTAAATGTTGAAACAAGACCACGTTTACAGATATTTAATACTTGTCCGAACTTAATAAAAGAATTACAAGGGATGCCTTTGTCAAAGACTAATCCTGAAGATGTGGATACACATGCACAGGATCATGCTTATGATGCATTAAGATATCTTATAATGAGTAGACCTAGAATGACTGATCCTATTGCAGATATGTTACGTTTAAAACAACGTACATTTGAAGCTTCTGATTCTACCTTTGGATATTAATATGGAAGAAAATAAAAATACATTTTTAAATGCTGACCACATCTACGAAGACGTAGAAGGTGAGCAAGGTAAAACTTTAAAATTAGAAGAAGATCAATCTAAAGGTTTAGTAGGTTTAATTAAAAAGCGTTTTTCTAATGCTGAGAGAGCAAGGCTAGGTGATGAGGGTAGGTGGTTAGCTGCCTATCAAAACTTTCGAGGTATGTATGGCAAGAAAATTAGATTCAGGGAATCAGAAAAGTCCAGAGTCTTTATTAAAATTACCAAAACTAAAACAATTGCAGCCTTTGGTCAACTAATAGATGTTCTCTTTGGTACTGGAAAATTTCCTATTGCAGTTAAAGAAACACGTTTACCTGAAGGTATTGCAAAAACTGCACATATAGATTTAAACCAATCTCCTGTTAATATAGAAGGACCGGAAGCAGGTGAAGTAGGTTTGCCTGAAGTAGAACCTGCTACAAATCCATTTGATGTGGGCTACGAAGGAGATGGCAATGTTTTGAAAGCTGGAGCTACCCTTGCAAATGGTGAAGATTTTTTAAGTTCACTAAAAGATAATTATACTGATCAAGAAGGTAATGTTGTATTAACCTCCGGTATAAGCCCAATACCAGCACCTGAAATAAGTCCGGCACAGAAAGCTGCACGTAATTTAGAAAGGCTTATCCACGATCAATTAGAAGAATCAAATGGAGTTGCTGAGTTAAGAAATGCCTTATTTGAATCGGCAATGCTAGGTACAGGTATTATTAAAGGACCATTTAGTTTTAATAAAACTTTACATCGTTGGGAAAAGGGCGAAGCAGGTAGAGATTATAAGCCTTCCCACGTAAGAGTACCTAGAGTTGAGTTTGTTAGTTGTTGGGATTTCTATCCTGATCCAAACGCAACCAGTACTGATGAATGTGATTATATAGTACATCGACATAAGTTTAATCGAAGTCAACTACGTGCTTTAAGAGATATGCCTTACTTTGATAAGGAGGCTATTCGAGAAGCTTTACAGATGGGTCCTAATTATAATACTCGTTATTTTGAAGATCAGATTTTAACAGACGATGCTAAGACCGAAACAGATTTTTCAGATCGTTTTGAAGTCTTAGAATATTGGGGAGTCATGGATGCAGACTATGCTCGTGAAGTTGGTATTGATTTACCTGAGAGTGTAGATGATTTAGACGAAGTTCAAATAAATGCTTGGGTATGTGGTGAACAACTACTACGAGCAGTTATTAATCCGTTTACTCCTCCTAGTCTTCCATATCATGCATTCCCATATGAAAGAAATCCATACAGTTTCTTTGGTATAGGAGTTCCTGAAAATATGGTAGACTCACAGCAAATTATGAATGGTCATGCTCGAATGGCTATTGATAATTTAGCATTGGCAGGTTCACTGGTGTTTGATATTGATGATTCAGCACTGGTCGGTGGACAGAGTATGGAGATATATCCGGGCAAGATATTTAGAAGACAAGCTGGAATGCCCGGACAAGCAATACACGGATTGAAGTTTCCAAACACAGCCCCTGAAAACATGATGATGTTTGACAGGTTTAGACAACTCGCAGATGAACAGACTGGAATACCTAGTTATTCTCATGGACAAACAGGTGTTCAAAGTATGACTCGAACTGCGTCAGGTATGTCTATGCTACTAGGTGCTGCTAGTTTGAATATTAAGACAGTCATAAAGAATGTTGATGACTTCTTATTAAAACCACTTGGGGAAGCTTTCTTTCATTGGAATATGCAATTCGTAGAGGAAGATATAGACATTGTTGGTGATTTAGAAATAGAAGCACTAGGTACGTCTAGTTTAATGCAGAAGGAAGTAAGGTCACAAAGATTGACCATGTTCCTCCAAACTGCACAGAACCCTGCAATTGCACCATTCGTGAAGATGTCTAAACTAATTAGCGAATTAGCCTTTAGTCTTGACTTAGACCCTGAAGAAATTCTGAATAGTCCAGAAGAAGCTGCTATCGCTGCACAAATTATAGGAATGCAAAATGCTCAACAAACAACAGGCGAAGAGCCTAGTCCCACTGGTGAACAACCCACAAGCCCTCAAAGCCCTGAAGGACCACCTCAAGGACCAGAAGGAGCTGATATTACAGGGGCTGGTGGTGGCACAATCGGAACAGGAGCTGTTCCTTTACCGGGGGAAGTGGGCTTTAGTGGAACACCTAGACAAGCTCAAGGAAGAGGTTAAAGTAACTTTAGATAGTAAAGAGGAGAATTAATATGCCACAAGGAAAAGGAACATACGGAAGTCAAGTTGGAAGACCACCAAAAAAGAAAGGTTCACTTTTAAATAATGATAGACAACAATATCAATTTGGTGGTGGTGCTTTTGCTAGATTGCTTACTAAAAAAATACGCTCACTAATTAGTCATAGAGATAGACTAAGTAAAGAATTAAATACAGAACAAATTGGAAAGAAGAAACAAAAAGAGATATCTAAAGAAATAAAAGAACTAGATAAAGAGATAGAAGAATTAAAAAAACCGAAAACAGTTATAGTAGACGAAGAAGGAGAGATATGGTCTCCTGATGAACTCTCAGACGAAGCATTTGATGAGTACGCAGATGAAGCAATAAAAGCACAACGCAAAGGAGGTACTACATCTTATAAACCTACTAAACCTTTAAATACACTATTAGGAAGAACAGAAGAGATAGCTGTACGCCCTAGTACAAAAGCTGGTCATGTAATTATTACTAGGGAATCTCCTTTCACTGGTGAAGTTAATACTATGGAATTAAAAGCCACAGTGGAGCAATTTGAAAGATATGATGCAGGGGAAGGTTTAATACAAGAGATTTTTCCTGATTTAACTCCTGATGAAAGAGAATTTATTATGACTGGTATTACTGCAAAAGAATGGGATAAATTTGTACCTGATGAATATGCAAGTGGTGGTAGAGTTTCAAGAGCAAAAGGTGGAAGAGTGGGCTATGCAGATGGTGGTCAAGATGATGAAGAGGAGTTTGAGCCTTGGGAGTTGTGGGATTATGCTACTTCATTATTTAAACCTCGTGAAACTACAGGAGCTATTGGTCATAAGATTAAAGAACGTAGAGAAGCTAATCCAGCAGTTCAAGCAAGAATACAAAGGCGTAAAGATAATGCTGCTGATCGTAAAACGGAAAGAGCTGCTTCTCTTTTAGGTCAACGTAGAGAGCGTAAGTCTAAACTAAGAACACAAAAGCAAACAACTAAAGAATTAGGAAAAACAGAGAAAGCTGATTTAATTAAAACAGGAGATACAAAGGCAGGTAGAAAGGCTAAACGTGCTAGAGGTAAAGAAGCAAGAAAAACTAGTAGAACAGAAAGACAAAGCTCAAGAGCTGCAAGTGCAGCACTACGAAAATTACGTAGAGAAGAAAGAAAAAAGAAAAGAAAAGAAAAGAAAGCAGCAAGGAAAAAAACATTTAGTGGAGGCAGGATAAGTAAACAAATGGGAGAACTAGTAGGTGAAGGTACACGAGCAATGACACAAGAAGAACGTAAACAAAGTTTATTAACAGAGTTATTAAAATCAATTAATGTTCAAGTTGATAGAGAAGATAATGAATATCCTCAAAAAGAAATTGATAGAGCTTATAAAGCTTTAGTTAAAAATTCTAAAACTGTTGGTTTTTCTCAAAATGAAATTGATTCCTATTTACAAGCAGAAAGAGAAAGAAGAGCTGATGAAAGACGAGAAGCAGCAGAAGTAGCTAATCCTTTAGGTGCTAGAACAGATAGAATGCCTAAACAAGAAGGTGGTCTTCCCCTTATAGATGATCAAATGGGAGAATTAGGAATGCTTCCAGATGAACAAATAGAAAATCAAATGCTTCCAGATGAAGAGATGGAAGAAGATTATGTAGACTTTGTAGTGAGTTCTACATTAGATGAAGAACAAAAGAATTATTTAGAAAGTGCTCTCGCAGAAGATGCTAAGTTGAGTGAGATATTCGACCAAGTAATTGAGAGTGCTTCAGAGTTTTCAGGGTCTGGACCTGTTGAAGGTTTAGGTTCTGAAATATCCGATTCGATACCTGCAAGGTTATCGGATGGAGAATTTGTCTTTACTGCGAAAGCTGTAGATGAAATTGGTGCTGATGTACTTCAGCAACAGATGGAAGATGCAGAGGCTGGAGCAGATGGAAGGCAAGGTGTCGTTCATGGTGGCGTAATTGACGAGGAAGACCGAGCAGCTCCTATTCAAACTAGAGGACTTCTAGCAGCACAAGGTAATATACCTAATGTTGCAAAGCAGTCTCGTCAGGTTGAAGAAGAAATGTTGAAGTCAAGTCCTCGAAGATATTACGTTCCTGTGAGTGGCTAAAGCGATAAAGCGACCCTATAATTTTTATAGGCACTATATCATATATAACAACCGAAAGGCGACCTTTACAAGACAAGCCCTACTGTGCACAACGTAGCGACCTTGTTAACGAAGCCCTGATTAGGAGGTAAGAAAATGACTGAAGAAGTTATAACCGAGAACCAAGAACCGCAAAAAGCCAACCCTTATAATGCAAAAAAAGATTGGCATGATGTAAAAGATAAACCTTTTGTATCGTCAGATAGTTTATTTTTTGAGAACCCTGTTTCAACTGAACATGACGAAAGTGATGCCATTGAAGCAGAAAAACAAGAAGTAGAAGCAAATAAGGATAAACCTTATAAGCGACCCAACTATAAAAAACGATACGATGATTTAAAAACGCACTACGATTCTAGACTTAATGAGTTTAAAGCTAGAGAACAAGAGTTAATACAGAAAGCTGTTTCAAACAGACCAGAGTATAAAGCTCCAAAATCTGCAAAAGAACTAGAAAAGTTTAAAAACGAGTATCCTGATGTTTATGAAGTGGTAGAGTCTGTTGCCCACATACAAAGCGAAAATCAAGTTGCTGAATTGCAAACAAGATTAGATGCGATGCAAGGGCGTGAAACAGAAATACTAAAACAAGAAGCTGAAAAGGACCTTCGAGAAACACATCCTGATTTTGATGAAATTAGAAACAGCGATGAATTTCAAGATTGGGCTGATTTGCAACCAGAGTCTATTAAAGATTGGATTTTTAATAACCCAAGTGATGCAATTTTAGCTAGTAGAGCTTTAGATTTATTTAAAAAGGATATCGGATTAGAACAACCTAAGTCAAATTCTAAACAGACTAAACAATCTGCTGCTGATATGATTTCCACTAAAACAACTAGTGTAGAACCAAATCAACAAAGAGTGTGGTCTGAAAGAGAGATTGCTGCCATGAGTGTTACAGAGTTTGATAAATACGAAAGTGAAATCAGCGATGCAATGCAAGAAGGCAGAATCATAAAATAAACTATATAGTTTAATAAATAAACTATAACTTAAGGAGAATATCTGATGGCTCAATTTTTTGAACCCTCAACGGATACTGATGCTAACTTTGCAAACTCCGTAAGTGGACAAACTAATAGTTTCTTTTTACCTTCGGTTTACTCTAAAAAGGTTTTAAACTTTTTTAGAAAATCGTCTGTTATAGAAGCTATTACAAATACCGATTATTCGGGTGAAATATCTGCTTTCGGAGATTCAGTAAAGATTATCAAAGAACCCGTTATTTCTGTCTCAGCGTACACTAGAAATACTGATACGACTGAAACTAGACTAACAGACCAAGAAACATCTTTAGTTGTTGATAGTGCTAATGCGTTTAAATTCATCGTAGATGATATTGAAACAAATATGTCACATGTCAACTTTAAAGAAGTTGCTTCAAGCTCTGCTGCATACGCATTGAAAGATGCTTACGATCAGGCTGTACTTGTAACTATGTTTGCTGGTCTATCTGCTTCATCACCTAACCACGTGTTAGGTTCTGACAATGCTACTGATTTAGCTGCCGGAACTTTTGATGGAACAGGTAACCTAGACATTGGTTTTGGAACTGATGAACATGACCCTCTAGACGTTATGTCTAGAATGGCAAGACTATTAGACGATCAGAACGTACCTGAAGAAGGTCGTTGGTTCGTTGCTGGTCCTGACTTCTACGAAGTTCTAGGAGCTTCTAGTTCAAAATTGTTGTCTGTAGACTACAATGCTGGAATGGGCTCTATTAGAAACGGATTAGTTTCTAGTGGAAAACTTCGTGGCTTTGATATGTACAAGTCAAATAACATAGCTGACACATCTAATGCTGCCGGTAAATGTTTGGCAGGTTCCATATCAGCTACTGCGACTGCAAACACAATTCTTTCAACAGAAGTGTTGAGAGACCCAACTTCGTTTGGGGATATTGTGAGAGGTCTTCATGTTTTTGGTGCGAAAGTACTAAGAGATGAAGCCCTTGTTGGTGCATTCTACGGAATAGACTAACCAAATAGATTTGGGAGGTGTAATAGCCTCCCATGTCTTTTACTTTTATAGTATAAATTATATTTTAAAATAACAACATAACTATTTTTAATTAAATAGAGGAGAAATAAAAAATGGCAAACCCAGTTATAAATATAAGGGATACAGGGCGAAACTCAGCAAAAACTGCAGATGTTCGTGGACTTGCTGATAATTCAGTTAATTCGTGGACTTCAGGCACTACAGGAACTATTGCAGTAACTGCTGATGCAACTTATGATGTTTCATTTACACAACCAGCAGATACTATTATTCGTAGTCTTATCGCAATTCCAGCAGGTAACATTGTTACAGCAGGAGCTTCAGGCGATGATGTTGATTTCGATTTAGGAACTTCAGCAGGTGGTGGTCAGCTTATTGATGAAAAAGCTATCTTAGATGATGGTGGATCAGCAGTAACATGGACAGCCAATGTACCTTTGTATATTATTCAAAATTCACATGGACACGCAGCCAATGCCTTTGTAGGTACTGGAGTAACTGCAGGTGTTTATGGTGGTCCAGCTACTTCGGAAGCAATCGTTATTGCAGCTACTTTGTACAGTGCATCAGCCCGTACACTTTATGCAAGGTTAAAACCTTTAGCAAATGATCTTGCAACGGCAGCTACAACTGTGACTTATTTAATCGAGTTTTTACATTTAGGTGTATTACCTGATTAATTCTTATGGCACAAATAGGAACTGACAAAAAAGTAGTCAAGTATCAAGGGTAGTCTTTATTGATTATCCTAAAGTAGGGAGGGTCTTTGCCGACTCTCCCCTACATTAAATAAACAATAATAAACAAGGAGAAATAAAATGCCGGGACCGGGACAAAGAGTAAAATACCCAAGAGGTATACGATGGAAACGTTTTAAAAAACAAAAACCAACTAGAGGTAAGAAAAGAATACCTTCAGAAGCTAAACAAGGTGGTGGTCAAAAAGGTTTGACGAAAGGACCTTGGGGAGGTTCAAAAGGTGGAAGAGTTGGTAAATCATCTGGTGGATCAATAAGAACTAAGCTTTCAAGTGGTGGACCAGTAGCTAAACCTAATTAAGGAGAACAACATGAGTTGGGATCAAACAGAATTTAATAAGTGGTATAAGTCTTGGCTAAAGAATAACTTTGGACCAAGAATGGAAAAATACTTTGGTAAAATAGTTCGAGCAAGAACTAAGAAAGGGAAGTATAAGGGTGATGATAAATCAACACCTGATGTTAATGAAGCCTATACAACGCAAAAAGTATAATGCCACAAATAGGTTCGGAAGAACAGCCTATTGTTTTAAGGAACAAGAAAAAGAATAACCAGAGAGGCTTATCTGGAAAGTTTTACTCGAAAGAGAACAAAGAGAAGTACGATACTGGATGGGATCGTATATTTAATAAGGATAAATAAGAATGGCAACATATCTAAACTTAACTAACGAACTATTAAGGGAATTGAATGAGGTTGTCTTAACTTC